GATGGAACAAGAGGTTTTCAGTTGGGGGTTCACCCCTGCATCAAAAGTGACCTTAGAACAGGCAGGTGAGTGTGACATTCTGACTTACCATAATGAACTTAGTCCATTCACTAGTAACAGTGTATTGGGAGAGTTGGGTGGACATAACTTTCATGTAGCTTTAGGTGCAGGGGACATACCAGACACTTTCTCTATAACCCCTAGGCTAGGTTGGGAAGCGGTGACAGATAACTTCGTTGTTGTTGCAGAAGGTATGAAAGGCGTTATTAAGGTATGTCAGGTGCTTTTGGGATGAACACTACAAAATATAGAGAAAAACTTCAGGATACCCGTAGAAACGATTTAGAGCATACAGAAATGATGAATCGTATTTGTGCTTTAGGAAACAAGACCTTAGAAGATTTTAGAAAACTTTGTAAGCAGGATCAAGAAACTTTTATGGCACAATACACAAAATAAATCACCTTACCCCTTGACAAAGGCGCTGCTACAACTATATTGTATAAGAGAAGAGCAACCCAAACATTTCTCCTATGTGATCTTAGTTTTTTGAAAATAGTGGCCGATGTTCTCCTAACCTTATTTTTATGAGTGAGCAGGTGGTCCTGCCGCTGGCCTCCAAAACCATGTAGATAGAGTTCGATTCTCTACACTTATGCCAAACTACTTTTTACTGGCTCTGATTTTGAGGGCGCGCGTGAAATACCTCTATATTGGGGCTAGTCATAAGTAGTTTATGCTAGATAGCTTTCAGGGCGAAAGCGTCCGACTGTTAATCGGAATTAAGGTTGGTTCGATCCCAACTCTAGCAGCCAAATTTCTGCCTTTTAAGCATTGTTGGTGATGCACCGGATTTGTAACCCTGAGAACTTAGTTCAACCCTAAGCGAAGGCACCATTCGAGTTAGGCAACCTCTAATACAGGATATGTTGCTGTAGGGCTAAAATCCCCATTTCCTGTAACCTTTTACAGCTACGGCTGCTCGGGGCTTCGGCCCCTTTTCTTTTACCCTATAGATGTTACGTTATAACATAACAGGAACACCATGAGCAATCAACCCCTACCCCATGATATGAAGATTGCTGTTGAAGTTCAGCGCATGACTAAGGCAGGTGTTGCTGTCAACGTTATTTTCGATAAAGTCAAGGAAATGGTCAATGGACCCCGTTCACTAACAACTTTCTACAAAATCTATCGTGGTGATCTTATTTCTGCCAAGGCAAGTACGCATGAGGCTGTCGGCTCTCTGATTATGGAAAAAATCCTAGTAGGTAAAGACTATCGTGCTATGGAACTCTTTGCTAAGACTAAGATGGGTTGGAATGAAAAGGTTGTTGTTGAAGAGCGTGGGCCAGATGATGCTGATCAAGACACTTCTGCTGTAGACGATCTTATTGCAGCACTTAATTTGAAGAAAAAGTAAAATGCCCGGTAAAAATAGCTTAGCACTTCACGCAGACGATTTAAGAGAACTCGGCTATGATGTTGTAGATGCTATTTCCAAGTTAACACCCGCTAAAGCAGAAGAACTTAGATACACTTGGCCTTTTTGGGCCAGACCAGAACAACTCGCTCCTAAATCTTTACCTGACGGTAAACCTTGGAACAACTGGCTAATAAATGCTGGTCGTGGCTTTGGTAAAACTCGTGCTGGTGTCGAGTGGTGTAGGGAGCAAGTTAAACTTGGTAAAAGACGTGGTATGGCTGTTGCAGCTACCAACTCTGATATTGAGCGTGTTATGATTAAGGGTGAAAGCGGTTTTCTAGCTGTTTGCCACAAATCTGATAAAACCTATGCGGGTGTCGAACTAGGATACCCAGACTGGTCTCCCACTAAAAGAACATTGACTTGGGCTAATGGAGCAACCATTACGTTCTTTAGCGCAGAGGAACCAGAGCGTCTTCGTGGCCCCCAAGGTGATTTTGCTTGGTGTGATGAGTTGTGCGCTTGGAACAGGGACAGAGACACTTGGCAGATGTTAAGCTTTTGTCTACGTCTTGGTAAACACCCCCAAACTTGTATTACCACAACCCCTAAGCCCACAAAGCTTATTAGAGACATTATCAAAAACCCAAAGACTATTGTTACTTCTGGTTCTACTTTTGATAACTCTGCCAACCTTGCCGAAACATACCTAGAGTCTGTTAAGACAGAGTATGAGGGCACTCGTATTGGTCGTCAAGAACTTTACGCTGAAATCATGGACGAAGCTTCTGGTGCCTTGTGGACTAGAGACGTTCTTGCAAAAGCAGAGGTTGATGTAGAAGACCCCGTAGAGTTTGCAAAGACTCTAGCTAGGGTTGTTGTATCAGTTGACCCTGCGGTTACTTCTAATGAAGAATCAGATATGACTGGTATTGTTGTAGCTGGTATGGACGTTAATGGCATCTGCTACGTATTGCAAGATGCAACTGATAGATTTAGCCCCGAACAGTGGGCCTCCAAGGCTATAGAACTATACAACCTTTATGGTGCTGACCGTATTGTTGCGGAAAGAAACCAAGGTGGAGATATGGTTCGTTATACCTTCAAATCTGTCGATGAAACCCTCCCAATTAAACTTGTACATGCCTCTAGAGGAAAGTTTGCACGGGCTGAGCCTGTGTCTTCTCTTTATGAGCGTGGTCGTGTTAAACACGTCAAAGGGCTTGACCTCTTGGAAGATCAAATGGTTCAATGGGAACCTTTAGGGTCTATCGGTTCGCCAGACAGATTAGATGCTATGGTGTGGGCTATCACAGAATTAGCCTTAAAAGGTATTGCAAGACCAGAACTTAATCTGGCTTATTCTGACAGTAAAGGAACTTCCCGTGGCACAGATTTATCATAAACGAGGAGACACACTGAGTTTAAGTTGTCAGTGGACAGACTCTAACAACACACCTATCAACCTGACGGGTTATACCATCACATCTCAGGTTAGGGCTGTTGGTTTTGTAGATGATCTTACTATAGTTATTACTAGTGCTGTAAGTGGACAGTTTGTTCTGTCTGCTACAGCCACAGACACATCTACATGGCCAGTAACCTCTAGTCAAGCCTCACGCACTTTTTGTGATGTTCAGTTTCAAGTAGGTTCAGACGTAGTTTCTTCGGAGACTTTTCAAGTCATTGTTCTTGAGGATATTACACAATGACCTTAACAATTCAAAACAACAACAATCTTGTATCTGCACTACAAGAAGTAAATCCCATTAGACTTGGTATTACTAGCACTTTTGATGTTTCTGCCAGTGCCGCCGCCAGCGCCGTTTCCGCCGCCGCTAGTGCGACTGCGGCGGCAACAAACAATATTACGCAAACCTCCGACATAGCGGCACTGGCAGCGCTAAATACCACGCAATACAAAGCCACCTATGTCAATGACGGTATGTGGGAGTTCCGCAGTGGCAACCAGTCGGCATTTATCACCGCGCTGGATAGCCGCTATGTCCCGCCTAACAGCGACCTTACAGGTGCAAGTGGGGCATGGTTCAATGGCATTCAGGGTGCTATGCAGAGATTCCCCGCCCGAACAAATGGTGCGCGGTTTGAACTACAGAAAACCATTGCCGCACCACTAAATTACAACTCATCCCGCGCTATATTTGTCATGCAGTGGGAGGACGATTATGACGGCTTGACTGTCGCTAATGGCACGAAGCTGAGCAACGTGGAACTAGTGTTCAGGGACAATAGCCATGGGCAAGTCACGGATGCTGACAGTTCTCAGGTGATTACTAGTCAGGGTTGGCGTATTGATCTGCGCAAGGGCAATGACGGTTCGGCCCATGCGTTCACCGTGTCAGGTGGGTTGTTGGCTAACGGTCTACAGAATGGCAAGGCCGGGGCTTTTGGCTATAATGAGTTCGGATGCTTCCAAGCCAACGTCACAAACCTTGGCAGCAATGGTGGAAACCTGTCCGGGCTTGAGGTTCACCTGAAAGATAGTCCAGATAATGGGGTTACAAGCTACGCTACGCGGTTTGGTGGTGCGATTGTCGGGATTGAGAAATACAACACCAGTACGCGGCCAAGCTACGCTTTTCTTGCGGTAAACGAAGGGGTGGCGGGGTCACAAGATATTGACGCCGTGATGTATATTGAGACGCGCGGGCATGGCGGCTACACGCGCGGGATCAACCTTTTCGGCAACGGAACTGGGGTTGACTTCGGAACGCTTGTTGCCATTGATATGAAAGAGAACAACAAGCTTCGGTGGCGTGATAGTTCTGGCAACCGTGCGGACTTCTATGCGAATACGAACGGTAACTTTGTGTTTGAAGGTTCCGGCAACAGCCAAGTCTTCCAAAACTTCCTTGGTGCGACAACCAATGCGGCCTATTCGTTCGTCGGGCGCTCGAACACGGGAATGTCGTCACTCGCCGCGAATAGCGTGTCACTTGTCGGCGGTGGCGTTGAAGGGTTCCGCGTGTTATCGAATAACGTGCAGATGGGTATTGAGGGCGGGCCAATTCGCACCATTCGTGCCGGGGCAAACGATAGCTTTGGACCGGGGCGGCGAACACTTTCTGTAGATAACATTTGAATTATTATTGGAGGCAAACACATGAGCCTGATGATTGAGGATAGATCAATGACCCCCGGCATGGCAACTGCATTGTCGCAGATGCTTGGATCAGTGCAGATGAATGCAAGATTGGAACAAGCTGGCAATGTCATTGCCCTGCATCTGGCGTTGGGGCGTATCGCAAGTGGGCAAGACGTGGTAACGCGAGTTGAACAGGAAAAGGAAGAAGCTGAAACTTCACAAAAGGGTGTGATCCCGGAATAACGGGGTTTGGGTGACTGTGTACCAAGGATAAAAATTATGAAAAAACTATCGGAAACAGCCAGTAAAATAGAACTCGGAGTTCCCGGTAGAAATACCTACACGGGAGAGATTCGTGCAGACGAGTTTCTCCCGGAACTCCGTGGCAAAAAAGCTATTAAAGCTTATCGACAGATGAGAGATAATGACGCTGTTATTGGCGCTGTTATGTACACTGTCGAGCAAACGCTTCGTGATGTTAAAATTAAAGTAAAGCCTGCTGACGAGAGTGACGCTGCTAAAAAAGAAGCAGAGTTTCTACAGACTATTCTTGACGACATGGAACATTCTTTAGACGATCACATTTCAGAAGCTTTGTCCTCTCTAACCTATGGTTTTGCTTGGTTTGAAGTTGTTTATAAGAAAAGAGAGGGTGACACTAGATCACCTAAAAAGAACTCTAAATATGCTGATGGTAGAATTGGCGTTCGTAAACTAGCTATTCGCGCACCTTGGACTGTAGATAAGTTTATAGTAGATCAGTCTAACGGTGAGGTTCTAGGGTTACAACAGGAGATTGGTTTTGGAAAACCTGCTGCGTCTATTCCCATCGAAAAATCAGTTTATTATCGAACTACTTCCCTTAACAATGATCCATCCGGTCGTTCTGTTCTTCGTAACGCTTACAGTTCTTACACCTATCTAAACAAGATTCAGGCTTTTGAAGCTATCGCTATTGAAAGAGAATTGCACGGTGTGCCTGTTGGTCGTATGCCAGCCGAGTATCTCTCTCAAGATGCTACAGACGATCAAAAGAACTTAAAACAACAGTTTGAGCGTATTCTTAAAGACTTAAAGAACAATGAACAAGGTTTCGTCCTACTTCCTTCCGATCTTTATGTAGATGCTGATGGTAAGCCTACTGCACAAAGACTTATGGATTTGGAACTGATTACCGCTAACGGTAGCCGTGCTATTGACATTGATCCTGTGGTTCGTAGGTATCAACATGATATTGCTAGATCACTAATAGCTGAGTTTCTTATGCTTGGTGGTGGTTCTACAGGTTCTTATGCTCTATCCAAGTCAAAGACAGATATTTTCTTGCGCTCTCTTGAAAGCTATATTAATACGATTGTGGATACGCTCAACAAACAGTTGGTAAAGCGTCTTTGGGATTTGAATGGCCTTGATGAGGCTTTGATGCCAAAGCTTGTTGCTGGCGATGTTGCCCCCCATGATCTTAAAGAGATTGCTGCGTTCCTTCGTAACCTCAACGGTGCAAATATCAATGTTGCAAGTCAGGTTGATGTTGTTGAGGGTCTTATGGAGATTGCTGAACTGCCTTTTAAGAAAGAAGAGTATGAGCAAAATCTAGCAGAAGAAAAAGAACTAGAGCAACAAACTAGAGAGTTTGATCAAGGTATGCAACAGCAAGCTTTGAACTCTAAACAACAAGAAAAACCCTTAAACACAGAGGTTAAGTAAGCATGGCTTCTTTCTCGGACTATCTTGAAAATGCAGTGCTAAACCATGTGTTTAGAAATACTGCTCTAGCTTCCCCTGCAACTGTTTATCTTGGGCTTTATACGGTAGCCCCAACCGATGCTGGCGGTGGTACAGAAGTGACTGGTGCTGGCTATGCCAGACAAGCTACAGCTTTTGGTGCCCCCTCTAGTGGTGCTGTTGCAAACTCTGCTATCGAATCCTTTACTGCCACGGGTGGTAACTACGGTACTGTAGTAGCGGCTGCTCTTTTTGATGCTGTATCCGGGGGCAACATGCTTGCGTGGAATACAATTACATCTGCCGTGGTTAACGATGGTGATACAATCAGCTTTGCTATCAGCGGTATTAACATTACCCTCGCGTAAAGATTAGGACCACTATTATGGCTGTTGAAACTGTAGATCAATTAGTAAATGCAATGGCTAATAACTCCTCTAGGATTATTATCGACAAGGCAAGTATCAGTGGTCAGGCTGCTGGTACGTTTATCTCATTGTGGAGGGCAACGGGACAACCGGGACAAGGGGCTGTGCCCACTACTGCCGCCGTGTGTAATGATTCTTTCGTTGGTTCTATTCAGTTTACCCAACAAACACTACCTGCTACAAGCTATCTAGGTGTCTTAGAGGGCCTTAACAGTGTTGCAGGTCATACGATAGAAATACACGATAGACTAATGCACATGGGGGGTTTGAACGGCACATTAACTACTGCACAAACAGTAAACCTCGACCTAAACACTAACCTTGCCGCTAGTAATTTAGATGCGCGTAAAGGCGATGCGAACTTTTCTGATGTACAATGGTGGATGGAGTGGTATACGGCAACAGGGACAACAGCGGCAAACGCCACGATCAACGTTACCTACAATGACGGTACAAGCGGTGCTTTATCTTTGCAATCATTAGCGGCCACAAGGCCAGCTTCCTTTATGGTCCCGTTAAACAGCTTAATTCCCGCTGCTGCTTCTGGCAAGTATATTCGAGATATTGACACGTCCTCCCTAAGTATTTCTACCGGAACAGCGGGTAACTTTGGTTTTACTGCCACTCGCTACAGAGGCTCTATTTATATGCCTCTAGCAAACGTGCGTTTTACAGCCGATTGGGCTGCTCTAGGTCTGCCTGAAACCTTGAATAGCAGTTGCTTGTTCCCCATTCTCGCCTCCGGTGCTACCACAAGCGGGAACATGCGCGGAACAGGGAAGATTCTCCATGGCTAAACTTTTCCGTAATTTACCCCGTGGTAAGGGAGGGTCCGCTATTTGGTCCAACCCCTCTCCTGCCGGGGGGATTTTTCGGACAGAGTTTTTTGGCCCCTCCTCTAGTGGTGGTATCGACTACCCTCGCACTTTAACAGTAGCAACCAACTCAACAGTCTCTCTTTCTAGAGTAATTTCTAGATTAAGATTACTATCTGTTTCCAGCGTATCTACCGCCTCTTTTGTAAGAGATGTAAGTAGATCAAGAACAATTTCTATTGCTACAAACAGTTCTGCTAGTTTTGTAGGGCTTACTTCTAAAGCTAGAACTATCGCAGTAAACTCGAACAGTTCTGTTTCTCTGGCTAGAACCTTAACTAAAAGGGGTCAACTTAGTTCTGTTGCAACCTCAACAGCTACATTTACCAGAGCAGTCAGTAGAACAAGAATCCTAGGTTCAAATACAGCCTCTACGTTCTCTGCTACACGCAATGTAACTAAAGCTAGACAACTCTCTGTAAACGGTAATTCAACAGTAGTTTTTGGCTCTGGTAGTATTATTAACAGAACGTTTAGTTCCTCTGCCCTGACCTCGGCTGTATTTGCTAGGTCTATTACTAAAAGAGGTTTGTTAATCAGCGGTGCTACAAGTGCCGTGTCTATGTCTAGGCTGTTGTCTAGGGATAGGTTGCTTACTTCTAACAGTATTTCTGCTGTATCTTTTACCCGCAGACTAAACCAAAGAAGAAGTTTGTTTGTTAACTCTGTATCTGGGTTAACCTTAGACGCCCTCCTTGTGCCAAAGGAAGTTGTTCTTGGTTCTAGAGTTACAATCAAAGGACTCCCAAGCAGCTTAAATATAGACCCTCTACAAAACAGATTGATTAGTATTATCGGGTCTTCCTTCCGAAGTGAGATAGTCGGGCAACCTCAAGAAATGCAAATAGGATAATCTAATGCCTTCATCAGTTGACATTACCCAATACTTCAAAGGTGAACACGTTGAGATTACCTTCTTTGCGAAAGACAGAGACAACAGCCCACTAGATAACGCTGCCTCTGCCACTATTACAATGACCGTAGCAGAAACTACAAACGGTGCCCCTTTTGTCACTTTCTCAACAGCCAGTGACATTACTCTAGTAGACGCCCCTACGGCAGAGTTTCTAATCTCCCTTAGTGCAACAGACCTTACTCCACTTATGGAGGGTAGAACCTATTATTATAATATCTGGTCAGGAACTACGCAAAAGACCCTACAAGCCTTTGGTAAGTTTCTTTTGCAACCCTCTATAGAAGAAGTTTAATATGACAGAACAAATAAATACACAGGGTCAAATCCTAAAGTTCGATGAAGAACAACGAATGTTTTATGGTTGGGCCTCTGTTGTAACAGAAAAAGGTATTCCTGTAGTTGACCGACAAGGGGATATTATTGAACCAGCAACCTTAGAAAAAGCTGCAACACAGTTTATGAAAGAGGTTAGAGTCGGTAAGGTTATGCACGTTGGAGAGCAGAAGGTTACTTTTGTTCACTCAATGCCAATCACTAAACAACTTGCAGACATTTTTGGAATCCAGATTGACAGGGAAGGTTGGATTGTTGGTGGCTATGTTCACGACGACGAAACTTGGGAACTGGTAAAATCTGGTAAACTACCTGCGCTGTCAATTGGCGGTACAGGGCGAAGGGAGAAAGCCGATGGCTAATATTCTAAAGGACTTGGAACTAACAGAGGTAAGCCTCGTAGATGTTCCGGCTAATCCGTTAGCCTCTGTCCCATTATTCAAACGACATACAGGTGAAGATATGACTGAAAAAACTAATTGGGAAGAAGTTGCGAAAGCACTAGAGGTTGATAAAGAAACCCTTACCAAAGCTAACGCTGATCTTACTACGGAAGTAGAAGCCCTAAAGAAAGCTTCTGAAACGGTAGAAAAGGCAGACGATACGATTGACTTTGATGGTGAAAAAATCTCCAAGTCTCTTATTCCTGCACCCGTGCTTAAAAAGCTTGAAGAGGTCCAGAAGGCTCAAGAGGTCGCAGAGATTAACAAGAGAGCAGAACAACTGCTTCCAAACTTTACTGGCACACTAGATCAACGTGCAAAACTCTTAAAGTCCCTTGGTGAGGATAAAGAGTTGATTGCGTTGCTTGTTGCTGCTGATAAACTGTTTGCTAAGAACTTTGATGAGTTGGGTAGCAAAGGTGAACAACAGACTATGACTGCAAAAGAATCTCTGGAAGTAATGGTTAAAAGCTACCAGAAAGAGAAAAACGTGACTTACCACCAAGCCTATGAGGCGGTATCTAAAACGCAAGCGGGTAACGAACTTATCCTTAAAACCTACAAAGGGGAATAAAAATTGGCTTTTCAAGAACAAATTAACGCAAGAACCTATATCACTAACGCTGCGGTAGGTCAATTCGAGTTCGCTTCTGCCCTAGATGCTAACGGTCGTGTAGGTCGTGCGGGCGCTGGTGCGCTATCCACGGGGGCCTTCCTGCAAGCTGCTACCGCTGCTGGTCAATCTGTAGCTGTAGTGTATGACGGTCGCGTACAGGTCATTGCTGCTGGTGCTATCGCTGCTGGTGCTGCCGTCATGTCAAATGCCTCTGGCCGCGCTGTTACTGCTACTGCTACTAACCGCGTGTTGGGCTATGCTGTAGAAGCTGGTGTGCTGAACCAAGTGATCACTGTTGAACTTGCTCGTTCGGAACGTGTAGCTTAATCTACCTAATTAAAGGAAAAACTAAATGGCTCTACTTACTGCTTCGCAAGTCCATATTGACCAACCACTCTCGAATCTGACTATCGCCTTCTTGCAAAACACCCGTGGTTTTGTGGCTGATCAAGTCTTCCCAAGAGTATCTGTGTCAAAAAAGACAGATAAATACTACGTCTGGCCTCGTGGTCAGTTTAACCAAATGGACGATATTAAAGAACGCGCTCCATTTACCATGGCCCCGGAAGTTGGTCTGACCCTTGCAAACGATAGCTATAGCGTCCGTGTTTATTCGGAAGCTGCTCCTATCGACTTTGAAACGGCTGCCAACGAAGATGCGGTCTTGAATATCAAAGCTGCTTTGATGGCACAAAAAACTCAAAGGTTCCTTATTCACCGTGAACAAACGTGGGCTGACCGCTATTTCGTTGGTGGTGTGTGGGCTACTGATTGGACTGGTGTATCGGGCGTTCCTGCTGCTAACCAAGTGCGTCAGTGGTCAGACTATGTAAACTCTACGCCAATCGTAGACGTTACTAACATTCTCCGTACCATGCAGTTGCGTTCAGGCGGCTTCAAAGCCAACGTGATGGTGGTAGGTAAAGAAACCCGTGACGTTCTGATTAACCACCCAAACATTCTTGCCCGTCTTAATGGGGGTTCGACTGTTACGAACACGGCTCTGGTGACTGATGCCAAACTGGCTGAAATCTTCGGTGTTGAGAAGTTTCTGGTTATGGAAGCTGTTCGTAACACGGCCAAAGAGGGTCTGGCAGAAACCAACGTGTTTATTGGTGGTAAGTCGGTAGCTTTCTACTACGTTCCGCCTGCTGCTGGTCTAATGGTGGCTTCGGCTGGTATGACCTTTACGTGGGATGAACTGGAAAATGCTTCGGGTTACGGTATCACTATTAAATCGTATACCGGAGATTACCTCGCAGAGCGTGGGATTGCTGAAAAGATTGAGGTCAACATGGCTTACGATCAAAAAGTAATTGCTGCCGATCTGGGTGCTTTCATCGCAACGGTTATTGCCTAACAGATAGGGGGTTACAGTGTCCCGACTACGCTTTGATCCCCGTCGCCCTATCTTTGCTACAGGTCAGTCGTTCCAAGCTTTCGGTAAGGTTTGGGCGGCTGACTCCCCTTTCCCTTGGGAAGATATGGGGATGGACTACCAAGAGCCTGTTATTCATCAGTTGTATGAAAGCGGTTTCCTTGCGCATAGACCAGACTTAGAAGACTTCTTTATGGAGGAATCCAGAAAAGCTGTTGGCGATGGGTTAGAATCTTTTAACCTAGATGAACTACATAATCTCGTTAAGAGAATTAATAAAGACATTATGGGTAAGTGCAAAAACCCCAACGACTATCGTTTGAAAAGATGCCCCTCATCTAAGATTAAAGACAAACAGATTGGTCTTATTCGTAGGTGGCGTAATACATATGGACATTTGGAGTAGTAGAGCATGGCTTGGACTTACGATGCAACAGACCTAACTACTGCTACTTCCAGTGGCCGACTTAACTCTACAAGACTTTTAGTGGGTGATACTGATACTAGCGCCCAACAGGTGCAAGACGAAGAGATTAACTTCTCTCTTTTACAGACTGGTAATAACGTATACAACGCTGCTTCTTTTGTTGCTAGGTTCCTTGCTTCTAAATATACTAGAATGGTAGACACACAGTTAGATGGCGCTCTTATGGCGAGTTACAGCGATAGGGCAAAACAGTATAACCTGTTGGCAGTGCAACTGTCAGAGTTTGGTAAAAAGGCCTCTGGTCGTGCTTTAGGAGTATCTGCTGGTGGTATCCCAAACGCCCCTAACTTTACAGTAAACCAGTTCGATGCAGAAACCTCTTTAGAGGTAGTGTCTGATGTTTGATCCCTTCACTCTAAACCAGATGTTACAAGATTTTGGTAGGGATATTACCCTTAGAAAACTGTCTGCTTCTGCCTATGACCCGATCTTAGGGACTGTTGCTAGATCACCTACAGACTACACCGTAAGAGCCTACTTCTATAACGATGTGCCACAGATGGTTGAGTTTACTAATGTAGCCTTTGGTTCTAAGCGTGTTGCTTTAAGCGCTAAGCTTACAAACGGAAGCCCCACCCCTACCCCTGAAATTCACGATCAAATCCTATACTCCGGTGACACAACATCTGTAACTAAGGTGTCTCCTATCTCCTCTAACAACAACGTGATGTGTTTCATTCTACATACGGACGAATAGTATGGCTCAAGGTCGTTCTTCTGGTCAATCCTTCTACAGTCAGTTGGCTAAGGTCAAAGAGGGTTTAGAAGAGGTTGTACCCGTCTTTATGCAGAAGGTTGCAACAGAAGTTGTAAGGCTGTCTCCTGTTCTATCTGGCGAATACATCAACAACCACACTATTGAGGTAAACGTTAGAAGTCCGGGGGGTAAGTTTTCTGGTAGGTTACAGAAGAACCCCGCTAGTCAGAACCCACAGGCTGAAAGGGACTCTGCTCTAGCTTCATTATCTGCGCAAATACAAACCATGCCTAAAGACACCCCTGTTGTTGTATTAACTAACAGAACCCCTCACGCTTATAAAGTAGAGTATGCTGGTTGGGGTTCAACACCACCTTACTTAGTTTACCAAACAACGCTATCCCGCGCTGCACAGTTTCTTAGAGACGCTAAAGTAGAAGTAGGTCTAAAATGACAATCATAAACGACATTAGGGCTTGCTTGGACTACAGGTTAAATACTGCTGTGCTAGGTTCTCTACCTATCGCTAACCAGAACCAAAAGTTTGTGCCCACTACAAACCAACCCTTCTTAAAGACAACCTTTGTTCCAACCCTTAGACGCCCCGCTGTTGTTGGTCTTAATCCTCAACAAAGATATGACGGTATTTACAATATCGTTGTATGCACACCAGAGGGCGAGGGTTCTGGACAGGCTTATGATATTTCAGACACTCTGTTAGGTCTTTTTGAGGCTACTACAGATGTGTTCCACCCCAACTACCCGTCAACTGACGTTATCGTACACATAAGCTACTCGGAGTTAGATAATAGCTTCTTGGACAGTCCTTATTTCTGTACCCCAATCAACATAACATGGTACGCCTACCATTGATAAAGGAATAACACATGCCGTTTTCACAAGGGAACCGTGCTGGACTGTCTTACGTCCCAGAAGTAACTTTTGGTACGACTCCCGGTACTCCTTCTTTCATTTCACTACCCTACACAAGTCACACTCTTAACCTTGCCAAAGAGCGAGTTACAGGTAATGACCTTCAAGTAGACCGTATGACTAGAACGGATAGACATGGTAACAGGTCGGTTGCTGGTGATATTGTTGTAGACTTACGTAAAGCAGATTATGACCCTCTTCTGGAAGCTGCCTTCTTCAACACCTTCTCAACTAACGTACTAAAGATCGGTACTACGCCAAGGTTCTTCTCTATTGAAGATGCTGCTACAGATATTGCACAGTTTAGACTGTTTACTGGTATGAGCGTCTCTACTCTTGCAGTCTCTATTAAACCTAACCAGATGGTCACAGGCACTTTCGGTATGGTTGGTCGCAACATGACTATTGCAGGCACTTCCTTAGATGCAGTTAAAACCGCAGCCTCTACCAACCAACCTTTCGATTCATACTCCGGTATTATGGAAATTGGTAACTCTGGTGTTGCACTAACTGCCAATGCTATTATCACAGGTATTGACTTTACTATCAGTAATGAATTGGCTCCTACGTTTGTTGTTGGCTCTTCGACCACACCACAGCTTGAATTTGGTATGGCTACAGTAGAAGGTACAGTCACTGCTTACTTTGAAGATGCCAACCTGATTAACCGCTTTATCAACGAAGTGCAGACGGGTATTAAAGTCTCTGTAGATGATCCTACTGGACTTTCAGACTATACATTCTTCTTCCCAAGGGTTAAGATCAATGCTGCTGATGTTCCTGTAGATGGTCCAACCTCTCGTATTATCACGATGCCTTTCGTAGCATTATATGATACCACAGAGAACACCAGCC